GGAACGCGTAGAACCAAGCTTCTGTAGGTTATAACAGATAAAAATCATTAACTAACTCCTGTTTAAGAATAAAACCGCCCATTAGTGTGTACGAACACACATTTGGGCGGTTTTTATTTGTAATAAGCAGATAAAAAGGTGTAAATACTTGCAAATAAGATGATTATTTGTTAATTTTGCAGATATGAGTAAAGGAAGAGATAGTAAACTGATAGAAGCACGCAACAGAAGGTTATTTGAGCGTTACTTCTACTGGACGGAGGAACGACGCCTCCGTTTCGATGATACTATCCGCATACTTTCCAATGAAGAGTTTTATCTGTCTGAAAGCCGTGTGCTGCATATCATTCGTGATATGATTAAACGTGGCGAAACAGTAGATGGCAAGCAGATGAAAGCACCGCTCTTTACAGGCTTTCGTGTTACACCTTCACGCCCATCTTCACGCGTAAAGAAGGTTTCTGAACCGTCCTTGTTTCCTTAACCATTTCTGACACTGTACACTCGTACATCATTTCATACACTTTTATTCCGTGCTTCCAAGTAAAGAACTTGGAAGACTTGCGTATCAAAGGAGCATCAGTGCCAAGACAGGTTCCCTGTAGTAGCTGGTGCAACTGGTGTCGCATTTCATTACGCTCTCTGACAGCCTGTGTGGTTCCACTCGTTGCGTGAGTGTCATCATAGCAGTCTATGATAAGACGGATGCGAAGCCTACAAGTTCCTTTCTGTGCAAGCTGCCCTATATCGCTCCATTCAGTCTGCGCTTCTTCTATGAGTACTGCAGGGAACGTTAGCGGATACATATCAGTATCCTCGTCCTCTATATTTTCAAGTTGTCCGTAGTCTTCGTCAATTACTGACAGCAACGGCATTTTCTCTTTAAGAAAGTCTATCAGTTGGCAGAGTGTCTGTTCCATATTTATGTTCTACTTACAAGTTCTTTTATTTTCTCTATGCTCTCATCAAGCATCTTGTTAATCTTTACTGTCAGCTCACGGCTATCACCAATGAACTGACGGCGTGGAATGCGTGCAGTGATATTAAGCTTTGTCTTTTTCGTGAGTGCGAGAGCCTTCCACATCTTAGCTCCAGAAGGTAAGTCTTTTGGAAGTTTCCCTTTGCCTTTCACGCCTGATAGTGCATACACCTTAGCCCATGCCATACGCCGCATACGTTTTGTAATAGTTGGATGCGTATTGATAGTACCACCTTCATTGTGAACAGCTGCGTAAGGCACAGGATTGGATATTGTAACTTGCCCTGGTGATGTCTCACTCTGTATTGAACGCATAAGATGATTGCGTCGAGAGGTAAGAGGAGAGTATTTTGCATCCGTCGTATTACCGTCCTGTCGTTTCGTACGTTTCCATTGGTGAACTCCTCCATCCGTGAAGCCACCATCTCGGAAATTCTGCTTGAAGTGGTTTGCAGCCACGACACCGACCTTTCGAGGAAGTCTATCCGTCACCTCCTTTTGTATCTCGTCTTTGACACGTGAGATACGCCTTTCTATTTCTTTTGCATCCATTTCTTCACTTTTTTGTCGAAAATGTTTGTTGTATCAGAATAAATCATTATTTTTGCATTAGGATGAGAGTCTGCATATAAGTGCGATAACTTCAAGCTCCGCAGCCGTCCGACCATATAGAGCCGTATTTTACGGCTCTAATTGTTTTAGAACATTTTCTATTTCCACCCTATTCTGCGTGTAAGGTATAACCTTTACAGCCTTACCTTTATAAACAACATAGGTCTCCTTTATTATACCCTTTTCAAAGTCTGCTTTTCGCCTGTTCAGATACTTAGAAAGTTCAAATGTATTAAGTCGTTTTAATCTTGCATCCAAATCGATAATGACAATAGAACACCCTTGCTTAATAGCCTTTTGAAAAGCAGAGGTTATTCCTTTTTCTCCTCGTATCATCTTATTATCTGCAATCAACCCATTTATTTCAAGTTCAGGATTACTTACATCTTCTTCCAAAATATGTGGTCGTATTCTAATCTTCATATTTGGGAATGAAGAGAGAAGAGAATGTGAAACCTTAATATTTGCATTTAAGTCTTGCTTATCAGCAGTGTTACTTATTAGCAGCCTTTCTCTCATTTTTTTGTCCTGATAGAAGCCATTAGGGATGGCAGCATCTACATAAGGACAGTTATAACAATCCTTCTTCCTATTCATGAAGAGGGTCGTAATTCGCCCTTTAACACCAGGCTTATAAAAAGAACATTGACTACACTTATCAGGGAAATACGGATGAGTGTCGTTGAATATATGTCCATCTTTACCAGGGTTGTTTTCAAGTCCTTTTTGTGGCAGAGGGGTGTTCATATCAGCAGGATGATTTACAGGGTCGTCAGTAGCTTCAAGGGAACACTTACAGTTCCATCTGTCACCGGGGTGATGCGTGTTCCAAAAAGGATCATCAATAGGCAGGGTAAGCTTCGCCATCCAATAGTCACGATGACTCCCTTCAGGACTTGGTGAAGTCGTCGGCATCCATCGTAGGTTAGGCAGGATATCCTTGTTACGTTCAAAGTCACGCCAGTCTGCTGCGTTGTGTGCACGGATAACAGCAGTGTCATACTCCGTACGAAGCCACGCACCGACGTAATGTGATGTAATTCCCTTTACATCGTCAGCCCATTGACGGAAGGGTTTCAGTTTACCGTCACTGTCCAGCAATTTATTTGCGACCTCTCCAGCCAATGAATGTACTTTGAATGCAGCGAAAACCTCATTAGAATGGCGCAGGGCGCGATAAAACTTCTCATCATGTGTACTTGCAGCATTGCTCTGTGAAAGTCCCTCCACAGTCGCCTCGTTGATAACTTTAACGACAGCCGACCATAATCCAGGATCAATGCCTTCAGCTATTTCAGGCTTGTTATGGATTCTCTGTAGAAAAGCCTGCACAACATTAAATGAGATAGCTGGGCTTTCGTTGTGGAAATGACTATGCCCAGAGCAAGAGCAATGCTCACCATAATAGAGCGTATCAATCATCAGTTTGCCCCTTTGTCTGGGGCGAGTCCGAAAAAACTTTTCAAATGCTGTTTGAACGCTGTTTTATCAGTGTTTTTGTCTTGCTTCTTTTTGTCATCATCATTACCATGCATACCCAGTTGCTCTCTGAAAGCAGCCTTTGCTGCCTCCTTCTCCTCTTTCAGCTGTTTGTAGTTATCAGGCTTAGCAACGCAGAACGTTTCATAGAGGTAGTCGTCATCAATCGGAAGACCCATTGACGAAAGCTTCTGAACGATGTCTATCTGTTGAGCAGGGTTAATCTTGTCTTTCTTTGCATAGACGAACTCACCACCTTCCACATTGAAGCCAAGTGAGGCGAAAATAGGTCGCATATCATAATTGAGAATATCAAGAATGAAATCACGATCATCAGAGTTCATCTCGTCCTCTTCCTCCTTGTGTACAGAACCGAGTGCCTGCGTTCCTGTTGACTTAGCGTCTGTGGTGAGCGTGTTTCCCAGCACACGTATAGACATCTTTGAGTCCCAGTACTCAGCAAAAGTTTTATAAAGGTCGCTGGAACCAGTCTTGTTACCAGCCTCTACAAGTTTCAGCTCGCTTTCTTTTGGATGGATGTATGCTGCGTTCGCACCCTGTCGGCGTGCATCAGCGATGACACGACGGCGTGCGTCCTCGTCTCCAGCATCGTAAGTGTACTCACGAATTGGCATACCAAAGATGTTACAGAACTGTGCCCAGTCTGACATATCACCACGCTTATAGAGTACAGCAGGCAGAAGTTCTGCATAAATACCAAGGTCACGTTCGCTGCCAACAAAAAGCATATCAGGGAAGTCATCAATAGGCACGCCATCCATTGAACCTTGATACTTGAGTAGCTTACGATGTATAGGATCATAGTGCTTGCGATTAATAAGGTCATAACGGATATTACCTTCCTCATTGAGATAGAACTGTACAAGTGTGAAGCCCCAGAACTCTGACATAACAAGGTCTTTCCTCAGCTGTTTGAACCAGGGTGATTTTATCTGATTGTTGATTTCATCATCAGGTACACCATTTCTTCTAAACTCAATAGGAATCTTCGTAACACCTCGCATACGTTTTGCAATGACTCCAGACAGGTGAAGGTCAAGAGAAGCACTGTCATACATATCATACAGACGTGCTCTATTGGAGAAGTCTATTCCCTTTGCAGCCTTAACAGATTGCATATACGCATTCATGTCAAACATGAATATCTCAGGCATCTGTAGAACGATGTCTGGCTGTCTCATTCCTTGTGGAACGAGCATTCCACCTTGTATTATTTTGCCTTGCTTAGGGCTATTTTTTTTCTTTCTGTTCATAGCAATGTTGGTCTTAAGCCGTCAGCTTGTATCTGCCAACGACTATTATTTTTAAGTTTATCTTCAGGCATCAATGGAGCCCCGTCAATCGTTACGTCTCCTCCCATTACACCTTTCAACCATTCTATAGCACGCTCATATCTGTCCTGGCGTATCTTCGCAATCTTATAAGGGTTGTGTTGTGTAAAGATGTGATAGATAGCTATATCAAGTGCAAACATAAGAATGAGAGGGTGCCTATCTTCCCCTCTTGCGGAAAAGATAGCGTTACAATCATAAATCTTGTTCAGATATCCTCGCATTTCACTTACCGCTCTATCCTCACATATCTCAACTATCTGAGGATCATAAGTTGGACTTTCTTTACGCAGCAGCGCATCAAGTATCTCGCGGTGAATACTTGCATCGTAGTCTTCTATATTGATAAAGTTATTCATAATCACATCTTATAAGGATTTTGCTCATCCATTGTATGAAAACTGATAGTTATAGTTGGCTCAATCTCTGCCATCTTCTCATCTAACATTGTGATTCCACCTTCAAGAGAGTCAGGTCCATCAGCAGGGTATGGCAAGTTAAGTTCAAAGAGTTTGCATTGGTTGATAAGCTCCTGCATCATAGGATTGTCTTTTTCTTCTTCGTTGAATACCCATTGACAATTACGATCAATTGGTTCAAGGTTAGCTTCGATACGTGTCGCTTTGTCTGCTTTCTTTCGGCTGTCGCCACGAATAAAGAGACTTGTATTACGACGCTGCTGTTCCTCACGTAGAAGTGGTTTGAAGACCTGTTCGTAGAATGGGTCTTGTAGTTTATTGTTCTCTATATACCAATAAACCGTAGCCTTGCCCCCTACATACTTAGCAAGCTCAAAGTACCAACCAATGAAATTTGCATTTGTCTCGTGACCTAAAAAACCTTTGATAATGTAGTAGACACCTTTGTACTTGCCAATAAGCCAAAGAGACTTTGTTGACGACGCTTTCTTTTTACTGTCAGAATACGCAGGGTCTCCATACCCAATAAGGAACTTAAATTTAGACAAAGCAGGGACTTTCCCAAAAGGAAGATTACGGAAGATCTTACCTTCTGAAACAGGGTTATTGAAGTACTCTGCTTGTACGGCTCTTGCAGATATACCAGCAAGGACTGTATTAATCTGCTCCTCAGTGTTTTTTGCAGGCCAAGTAGATTTTCCACTCTTATCGCGGATGTTAACAATATCCCAGTTCTTTGCTATTGCTCCAGCACGTGCAATACAACAGTCTTTTGCAATGATATTACCACACCAAAGTATCAGAGTCGGCTCAGAGATAGAACGTGTTGGATAGAGTGCACCTTCAAACCAATCCCACTTCTTTTTAAGAGTCTCAGGGTTACGACAATCCTCATCAGTGTCATAGTCATCAAGATAGATGACATCAGGTCGTACCGCTTCGTTTCTCGCACCACGAGGAGCACTACCAGCACCAAGCGCAACGAACTTAGCACCACAGCGACATGTGAAGTCTGTTTCTGTCCATTGCCCTACAAGCTGTTGAATGCCATAAAATTGCTTAATACGTGGGTTGTTCTCAAAATTAAGTCTGAAAGGTGTAAGTAAACGTGTTGCTGAAGTTATAGTTGCCGAAGCTAACACTATGAACTTCTTACGCCCAGTGAGTGCAAGATACATCAAGACAAACATAGACACTGTAGACTTTGCAAGCTCGCGACTCCACGAAAGAACTTCGTACCATTCATCGTGTTCAATAATACGACGAATAGCACACACGTGAAAAGGTGCAAATTCATATTTAGCATACTTGGGAAAGAAATACTGAATCCATTTAATAGGGTCTTGTTCCAGTTCCTTTCGTCTGCGTTCAATGTCACGCCTTGACAGCCCATTCTCAACAGGCATGTCAGAGATGAATGATTTATGGAACTCTTCCCAGTTCCTTAATGCAAGTCTTTCTTCCTGTGTCATTTCGCCTTTGCCATTTGATCCTTGATGAACGCATCAAAGAGGTTGTTAAACTGCTTAGCTGCATCAATATCAAGAGGACGTAACCAAGACAGAAAGCGCATAGCGACACTGATGCAGTCTGCAACACCAACATCACTTTCTAACTTTTTGACAGCACCAGCGAGCTTAGCAAGAGCATCGGCCTCCTGAGCTGTAGCAAACCTCTTACCTTCTTCACGATTTTGAATATTGTTGTTGATTTCAATAATCTGTCTCTGAAACTGTGCTATAATCTGGTCAGGTGTAATCGTAAATGAAGCTTTCAGCTCCTCCCAACCTCCTTCACGTACCCAGCGAGAGACAGTCTGCCTTGTCGTTCCAACTTTTGCAGCTATCTCCTCTTGTGTGCAACTTCCCTCCATATAGAGAGACTTTGCAATACCTTTTTTGTCTATGTTCGTCTTTGTCATATTGCCTAAATCTTTTGCAAATATCTTATATTTTATGGACTTTTTGAAATCCATTATTTATAACAACGTTGTCTGTTTGCACCATACAATCAGCGGTTTGTGTTATGAATTTACGATTTTGTTACTCCCAGAAAAAACATGATATTTGCATCAAAAAATGAAATAATGAGTTCAAACTTTTTCAACATTATACCTGGTAATGGAACTGTAGCTATCCTCTTATATGGAGAGGTCGGTAATGGTCAGCCTGTAGACAGCGGACGAGTGGTCAGTGAACTACTTGCCTTGCAAAGTCAGTATGATAAGATTGATGTACGCATCAATAGCAATGGTGGTGATGTTTTTAGCGGAATAGCTATTTATAATGCTCTTCGCACTTCAACGGCAGACATTAATATATATGTTGATGGTGTTGCTGCCAGCATTGCTGCTATTATTGCCCTCTGTGGTAAACCACTCTATATGAGTCCGTACGCTAAACTTATGCTTCATAGTGTAAGCGGAGGTACGTGTGGCAATGCTTCAGACCTGCGCAGGATGGCTACAGTAATGGAGGAACTGGAACGTAATCTTGCTGGTATGATTGCTGCACGTTGCGGAATGAGCGCAGAAGATGTATCAGCAAAGTTCTTTGACGAGGTCGATCACTGGATAAGTGCACAAGAAGCAGTTGAAATGAAACTTGCAGATGAAGTGTATGATATGCAGGATGACGGAGGTCCAGCACCAACAACTCATGAGGAGATATATCAATATTTCAATAACAGGTTGACAAATCAACCAAAAAACTATCAAAACATGGCATTAATAGACCAATTAAAGAGCATCCCATCATTTAGCAATATCAATGATGAGGCTGCAATTGTGAACAAAGTCAGAGAATTGGCAAACAAGGCAACCAAGGTAGATGCTCTTGAAACAGCCAATGCTGAGTACAAACAGCAGCTTCAGTTATCTGAAGCAAAAGAGCAGGAGGCTATCATTGACAAGGCTATCAGTGACGGTCGTATTACAGCAGAGCAGAAAGCACACTATGTTAAGCTTATGGCTGCAGACCGTGTTACTACAGAAGAACTCTTGAACAGCATCAAGCAGATGCCTAAGCCTCGTGCTGCTTCGTACATCAGTCCAGATGGTACTGGTAGCGACAGTTTCACCAATAAGACTTGGGACGAACTTGACAAGGCTGGATGTCTTGGCGACTTGAAGAGTCAGAACAAGGACCTTTTTGCAGCCAAGTTCAAGGAGAAGTTCGGTGTAGACTACCGCGAGTAAGAAATACAATACAAATTTAAAAGATAAGAAACTATGGCATTAAACAAAGAAATCTGGCAGTCAGACATTGTTGAGAACTTCTATCCTGACAATTCATTTGCTTCTAAGAGTGTTGACGACTCTGTGTTTGTTGAGAATCGCAAGGTACACATTCCTAACGCTGGTGCTCCTTCAAACGTAGAGAGAAACCGCACACAGAAGCCAGCCACAACAAAACAGCGCACTGACAACGATCTTGAGTACGATATGGACGAGTTGACAAGTAAACAAGTTATCACTACAATTAACTTATTCACTTGTTTACTTATCAACCATAAGTGACCCACTTACGACTGAAAAGTGATAAGTTTACGCACTGAAAACGATAGAGTAATAGTTTGAAAGATACAGACTCACATATAGACACATATAAAATAGATAATAAAAAACGAATGATAGAATAAAAGAAGAAAAGCAAGTTTAGTTGCAAATCCCAAGTAATAGTAGAAGAGTTAAGGAACTAATTATACTGACAATATTATAAATCAAACATATATGAACAAAGAACGACTCAACCACAACTATCGTACAGTCCCTCCTAAAGAGGAACCTAAGGGGGCTTTCCGACTCCGTGCTTATGGGCGCACTGAGCTGGCTATGGCTTATAATCCGCATCTCTCGCCAGGTGCAGCGTGGCAGAAGCTCAGCTTGTGGATAAACCTCTATCCCGGCTTGTCCGAACAGCTTTCTGCAATCGGCTACACACCCCACCAGCGTGTCTTCACCCCACGACAAGTGGCGATGATTGTCGAGGCGTTGGGAGAACCATGAGAACTTTTGAAGACAATATTTTGGAGTATCTAAAAATAGTACTACCTTTGCGCCAGAAAACAGATGCACATTAGACTGCACCTTTACCAAAAGAACAAAAGAGGGCTTGCCTACGGGCGGTCCCTCGTTTTTGTTTTATAATACTATGTCTGAAAGCATAAAAAGTTGTATCTTTGCAAACAGAACACAAAAGAATAAAGCTATTACTTAATTTAAAATAAACAGCATAAGAAGAAATGTGATTAAGCAAGTTGGAACCACCTTTCACCATTCCGAACAAAGAAGTGAAACAGTTTGCGCTTATGGTACTTCATCTGTGAGGGAGAGTAAAGTTTCGCACCTTATGCAACCCCTTCTCTTCAATGTCGAAGAAAGGTAAATATTTTTTTTATATGAAACAAAATTAGTTAACAAAGGTTATGAAGCTAATAGCGGCAATTATTGGGTGTTTTGTAACACTCTGTGCATTTGGTTCCAACCCATGTTTATTAGTGAGCCTTGCATTTTTAGGAAGTTGGATTGGTATGACGAGCACAGCTTGTGATGTAATAAGTTCCTTAATTCAATAGGAATAACTCTCAAAGGTGTTGAAATTATTTCGACACCTTTTCGTATTATCGTGTCAGCAAGAAGAGTAAAAATAGTATCTTCAACGAATAGAACACACGCCTCGCTTAATGGCGATGATGGTTGAGTCATAGGACAAGTTCAGGATGAATAAGTGAGAGAAAAAGGTAATCCATAGATTTGTCATAACCAATTCAATATTTAAAACTTCAATGGAAAAATTTACGAGTATGAAATAAAATTGTTAAATTTGCCCTAAAAAAGAAACGTATGACAAAGCAACTTCCCTCTTTATTTGGGCAGAAACATTCCAGCCGTGATTACACGCAGAAGCGGAGTTGGGGAAAAAATATGTTTAATAGTTCGTTCCCTGCCTCTCTCATAGCCTATATGTATTCTCAGAATATTATGCCCGTCTATCTGAATATAGATCGCAACTGCAATGTAAAACATGGATATATAGCAGCTGATAAGCTCTTTTGCATAGATCCACTTTCGGACAGTGCTTATTATAATTATGAAGCTGAGTTTCCTTTTTATTCAACACTCTATACGGGACCGCGTGAGAAAATGGATCTCGTGATGATGAACAATGCTTCCAAAGAAGTTCTTTCAGGATTTGAAGTTAAGCTCACAGCTATGCCCGACAATACTACTGCGGGGAAAGGAGAAGAGGATTATAGTTGCGAGATTGTAGTACGTCCACCGACAATTTGGAACATCGCTTGTAGTATCTGTTCTGCCTATGACACAGTTAACAAGAGAGAAAAACTTCGTAAGTTCCTCAATCGTGTTCCTATGATTAATAATTGGGCAGAGGCAGATGAGGTGCTACCACATTTCGAGGATATTAAGCAAAGTATTCTTGATATTTGTTCTGACCTGTCAAGCAAACAGAAGCCGCTTGTCATTCAGCCTATATGGAAGACGGATGGCAAGAAGATGCGGCTAAAAGATGATTGTATGGATGTATTCGTGTGGTCGAATCTTGCTGTAATTCAGATGTGCATTAAGGATGAGCCTATTACGAAGATTGATCGTTTCGATCGTACTATTGTATGGATATTCCGCATGTTATTAGAATATGTTACTCATGGTCGGTTTGACTATAGACGTATTGTTCGCTTACAATCCTATCGACTTGCCAACGACAAAGCCTTCTCTATTCCTGGCAACCGTTCCTATCGTTTTTTGAAATCAGAAGAACAACGTCACCCCAGAATACAAAAGAAAGAAATTAAGAATATTATCCTTGGAGGGGGGCAGAACTTATTAAGTCCTGAAAGGAGGTTTGATGCAGTGTTAGTAAACAGTCCTGATTTATTTGAAGAATAACAGATGAGAGTAGTTGATTTATTTTGTGGTTGTGGAGGTCTGAGTCTTGGATTCCAGCAAGCTGGATACGACATTGTTGCAGCCTATGATAATTGGGATGCAGCCACAGATGTCTATCGTCTCAATTTTTCCCATCCTATTCATAAAGCCGACTTAATGGATGTTACCAATGCATCATCGAGCATTGTACAGTATGCACCAGAGATGATTGTAGGTGGTCCACCATGTCAAGACTATAGTTCGGCTGGTGGGCGTAATGAAGATGGTGGACGCGCTATATTGACTGTGCGCTTTGCAGAGATTGTTGCAGGTGTACGACCAGAGTGGTTCGTTATGGAAAACGTCTCCAACATCATGAAGTACAGTAAGGTCTTTGATGCTATGCAAATTTTCCATGAAGCAGGTTATGGATTGTCTTATCAAATACTTAATGCAGCCCTGTGTGGTGTTCCTCAACGACGCAAGCGTTTCTTTATGGTAGGACGGCTCGGAACAGGCGATGGCTTTTTAGATGAATACTTCATACGTCACCTTGCAGACAAGGAAATGACTATGCGTGACTATTTTGGAGACTCACTCGGTATAAACGCTTATTATCGTCATCCTCGCAGCTATGCCCGTCGTGGAGTATTCAGTGTAGATGAGCCGTCACCGACCGTAAGAGGGGTAAATCGTCCAATGCCTTCAGGTTATAAGATTCATCATAACGACCCCGTCAAGACGCTTAATGGGGTCCGCCCACTTACAACAATGGAACGGGCAGAAATACAGACTTTTCCTTCGGATTATCACTGGGCAGGGAATAAGACTTCTATCGAACAGATGGTCGGCAATGCCGTTCCCGTAAGACTGGCTGCTTATGTCGGTAATGCCATCAATGAATATATTATTGAAAATGGGAAAAACGCTGTCAAGCATGAAAGACAAGAGTTACCAATAACAGCACACAGACATGTTGCTGTTTAAGATACACCATATAGCCATAGGAGTCAACCCCTGCAAATAATACCTTTATTTGCGGGGGTTACTTTTTCTATAGCTATTCTATACTCTGCAAAAACATTAGAAGCCTACTATTTTTACAAATACTTTTCTATGCATAATCATTGCCAATTATCAGAAACCCCTTATTACCTTGCCTAATTGCAGACAACCTCCACTCACTCGCACGCCCTTCCTATCTTTGCAACGTGATCACAGAGAAAGCAAAATGTTTAACTAACAAGTAAAGAAAGGAACAACAACTATGATTCGTTACAAGATTTACGAGAACAAGAACAAGAAGAGTGCGGGCTATAAGAAGTTTTATGCACGTGCCGTATGTGAAGAGACCATCGACCTACGCCAGCTTGCCGACTACATGGCTACACACAACGTACCCTTTTCAAAAGGTTGCATCTATGGTGTATTGCGCGATATGGTGGCTTGCATCAAGGAAATCATTATTGACGGAAAGAACGTCAAGATTGACGACCTCGCTATCTTCTCGGCTGGATTGCGCACACAGGGTGCAGCTTCTGTGGAAGACTTCCTGCCTGCAAAGAACATCAAGAGCGTAAAACTGCGTAGTCGGGCAACGGGAGTACTCCGTACGCCAAAGCTGACTGGCGATGCCAATGTGCGTGAGTTTGCACTCTACACCCTTGCCAAGAAAAAGAAGAAACAGAAGACAGGTGGAGGTGAGCATGTAGGACCTGAACCAGTAGGACCTGTTCCTTCAGGGGAAGGAACTATGTAAAAAAGAATGAGTAGATAAGTTGATGAGTAGGCAGGTTAATGGTCAAACAACTTGTCTACTCTTTTTTTTACTCATCAATCTGTACACCTTTCGTAAGGAGCTTAAAACGAAGTACTGGAGATGGACAGACAAACTGTGACTAATATAAAAATAACAACCAAAAGCATCGAAATAGATGCACAATATTAAACTTAAGCAATATGCAAAGAAACACGAAGGAATGGATACAATATGGCTCAGCTATTTTCCTGCTTGCAAGTGGTGTGGCTATGGCTTTTCTGAGCTTCTTCTTTAACGGAGGCGATGTTAAGGATAGCGTGCTGTGGTATGTGTCGCAGACATTGGTTTATGCTGGTTCTATCTTCGGTGTGGGTATCTACATCCAGAGTAAATGGGGCGACGTGAGAAATTACATCGACCGAGTTGTCAACTCTAAGAACGGAAAGGAGGAAGAATGAGAACGATTAAGTATATTGCAGTGCACTGTACAGCGAGTCATCAATCACAGACTATTGAGAGCCTACGACAGGAGTTCCTTCGGAAAGGATGGACTAATCCAGGCTATCACTATGTGGTCAGCCCAGACGGCAAGATTACCCAGCTGCTTGATGAAGACAAGGTGAGCAATGGCGTGAAGGGGTTTAATTCTGTTTCTATCAATGTAGCATATATTGGTGGTATAGACAGAATGGGTAAGCCTGCAGACAACCGCACAGATGCACAGGCAGCAAGTCTTCGCACACTGCTTAGTATGTTGCACAAGAAATACCCTGTAGCTGTAATTCAAGGACATCGTGACTTCTCGCCAGACTTGAACCACGATGGCAGAATCACCTCAAACGAGTATATCAAGGCTTGCCCTTGTTTCGATGCAAAGACTGAATACGCAAACATCTAACAACAACAATATGAAAACATTTAAAGCATTATTAGCAGTTATCCTTACTGCCTTCCTTTTCTCTGCATGCTCGCATAAAGTCTATGTGCCTGTAGAGAGCATAAGCACCGACACGTTGCACGTTGTCAGTCATGATACCATAAGAGTTACAGAACGTCTTGCGCCTGTATCACTGCAGTTGCCAGAGTATCACCAGGAGCGTGCAACGAAAGACTCTGTCTCAGTTTTGCAGAATGCCTTGTATCGCTCAACGGCAAGAATACATAACGGTGTTTTGACGCATATATTAGAAAGTCTTCCAGGTGCGGAGATAAAAGGTCTTACAACGGTGCATGACACAACCCACATAACCATACACGATAAGGATCATAAACAATATAAAGAGAAACCAAAGATAGTTTACAAGGAAAAAGAATTGAGCTGGATTGAAAAGCGTGCAATGGAAACAGGTTTTGTTGCATTCGGTATTCTTATGATGTTAGCTCTTTATTTCGTAATAAGATGGAAGTTCAAGTAAAAGATGGTCAGACCTTGGCTGATATAGCCATACAGGAGTATGGCTCGCTGGAAGCATTGCCTGCTTTGGCTGCTGCGAACGGTATCGGTATGACTGAAACGTTAGCAGCAGGAAGCAGATTGCAACTTCCTGACGTAAGTTACAACCGATTAATACAACAGTATTGCAAGGCTAATGATGTATCTCCAGCGACAGAGAGAGGTATGACGGATGTCAAGTTAAGGGTATTCAGTGGTGAGTTCTCGCCACAGTTCAATTAAAGTAAACAAAATATGGCTCGTAGTATAGCAGAGATAAAACAAACAATGACAAATGCCTTTATGGCGGATGGTACAGTAAGAGAACGATACGGACTATCGGAGAACGATACCTTTGATGATAGTTTCTCTGTGGTTAGTATCGAGAATGTTCTGTTTTACATCGTGGCTGCCTGTAGCCATGTTCTGGAGGTTCTGTTCGACCAGTTCAAGGCAGACGTAGACGATAAGATCAGTCGTGCTGTTGTAGCAAGTGTACCTTGGTACTATAAGATTGCAAAAGAGTTCCAGTATGGTGATGCTTTAATCTTTAATGAGGCGACACAGCAATATGGCTATGAACAGGTATCTGAGAAGAAGCGAGTCGTCAAGTATGTTGCTGTACGCGATAGAGGAACTTCCGTAGAGATTCTTGCTTCTGCTGAAGCAGGAGGACAGCCGGCTATTCTTTCAGAAGATGTTTTAACAGCATTCAAACAGTATTTGAATCGTGTTAAAATAGCTGGTGTCATTCTTTCGGTTCGTTCTTTACCTGCAGATAGTATCAGTATCACTGCAACGATACGTATCGACCCATTGGTAATTGACAGGACAGGAACAAGAATCGAAGACGGTAGTTTTGTTGTTGAGAATGCTGTAAACGCTTATCTCAGAAATATAATCTATGGTGGCACATTCAATAAGACTAAATTAGTTGATGCTATACAGAATGTGGAAGGTGTGTTGGATGTGGAGCTCCACGCATGTAAGTATAGTACAGATGGAATGACATATAATGATATCAACGGTAATAATTATACCGCTGTTAGCGGAAGTTTTTCCCCTGTTAACTTAAGAAATGCATTAGTCTATGTGGTATAAATTGGATGTTATAAAACTTGGTTTTCAATTGCTACCTCCTATATTGAGA